GCCTTATCCTTGCCTACGTTTCAGAACCGCAACTTTTCCTTACATTCTTAACTGAAACTTAAATACTGCTCTGTAGTCGTATTCCTACGGGCGAGGAGGGGGCATGTCTAAAGAAGATGAAGAGCGCGAAATACTCGAAGCATATTTCCAGCTCACCGAAGCGCAGCGCAAACAGTTTCTGCTCGGCATAAAAATGACCATCAAAAGCAATCTTGAGCAGGCCTCACACCTTCGGCTTGTCTTTTCTTCTTCGTCCTCTCCCGCTGGCGTTAGCAGGGACTCCAACAGACGCTTTCGCGATGCCTAAAATGGAACGTCGCTCCTCCTGACTGGCACGCATAAAGTGTTCCTTGAGTTCAACCCACTCTGGCTCTTCTGCCCGATCGTCTTCCCTGCCGGAGGGGTTGTTTGCCTCCAAGATGATGCGCCGCTGCGCCTCCTCTGGTAGCGCTCTAAATAGAACCACAAGCATTGTTTCCGTAGTGGTTAGCGGCCCGATTTGACCGGAATCTGAGCCCCGCAGTAAATCCAGCGGGCTAATCGAAAACGCCTCTGCAAGCGCCTCGACAGTATCGAGCGTTGGTGAAACTTCACAATTCCGCACACGGCCCACTGTGCCGGTGCTCAATCCTTCCCGCGACCCCAACGCTTTATTCGATTTCAGGATCGGGTGATTGTCCATAAGCCGATTGAGGTTGGCGGCCAGGATCTCGCCCAATTTCTGCCGTTTTTTCATGCACCGATTGTGCCGCAGCGCAAAACCCGTTTGTGGGTTGTTATAAACCCGTTTATGGGTTATCCTGTGCCTTATGGAAACCAAAACTGAACCTCGTATCGATTTTGTTGTTCGGTGCCTCCGCGAGGCTATGCCGCGCAGTTGGCCTGAGATTGCCCGCGATTCCGGGGTTCCGGAGAGGACGATCTGCAAGATCGCATACCGCGAAACGAGAGATCCCCGAAGCAGCACGCTGGATGCTCTCTTCAACTATTTCGTCAGCCGCCGTCCTGAATACGGCCGCCGCTCCACCGACATCACCCCGGAGCCCGGCGATGCGCACTGACCTCATGCGCTACGGCGCGGATCACCTGCGATTGATTAGGCGCATCGTCAAGTCATCAATTCTTTCGCCTGGCGGAAGCCATCCAGCAATTCATCCGATGGTGCTGTTGCGTAGAGCGAGGCTTCGATCTGGTCGAGCGCTTCGCGTACGTCCTCTTGAGCCCCGCCTGCTTCTTCTTCTACGCAGACCACGAGTGTGGCGATTGCGGCCAGCGCGGCCTGGAGCCTTCCGTTCAGTAGGTCGAGTTGCTGCTGGATAGAGAGGGCCATGGCGCTGTCCGTTGGCTGTTTTCTTAAAAAAAGAATAGTTCAGAGAGGAAAGATCATGTTGTGGAACGATTCACACGAAAGCTGGCGGCAGTTCCTCGACCGCTGCTATGCGAACTGGATTCGAAAGTCCGGCATCTCAAAGGAAGCCGCCGCCGACACGGTGGTGAGCATCCACAACAAGGCCGGCGCGCAAGCGAAGACGGGGCTGCACTTCAATCCTTCCAGCGTTACCGAAGCCAATCGCCTGAAGGCCAATTGCGCCACGCTCGAGCGCTACATGGAGAAGGTCGAGCTGTTCGACCTGCTGCCGTACATCTTGGGCGCCATGGATGACGAGCAGAAGCTGGCTTTCGCTGCGCAATATCTGCGGCCGGCTGGCCTTGCCGTCCACCTGCTGGACGTCGAGCAGCACACCGAATTCACCATCGAGGTCGCGCACGACACCAGCGCCGCCGCTTATGACGCGCTGCGCGCCATGACCGAGGCGGCCCTACGCCCGACTGCCGAAAACCTCGAGATCGCCGAGCGCGAAACGGCCAAGGTGCACGAGAAATTCAAGCGCACCCGGGCATTCATCACTGCCGCGCGCAACGCCTGCAAGGGCGCAAAGAACGCCCTCGGTAAGTTGGTGCATCGCAAGCAACCCATCGACAGCAACGTCGGCATGGACAGGATTCACCTATGAGCGATCCGATCATTCCCCGCGATTTCATCAAGACCCAGGCTCGGCGTGCTGCCGATCGTGCAGCGCAAACCGGCGACTTGGCAGAAAACCCGTATCAGCCCGACAGCCAGTATGGCAAGCGCTGGGCGGCGGCTTTCTATGCCCGGCAGGCCGAGCTCGGGCAGCATAGGGAGGCATCATGCGGAACAGTCTGAATCAGGCCTCGCAGTTCGGAGAACGCCTGCGCGGATTGCTGAAAGCCAAGGGCATGAAGGGCGGCCCGGGCAAGTTCTCGCGCGAGTTCAATGTGCGCTACGTCGGCTGCATGATTTCGACGCAATGCGCCGGCACCTGGTTGCGCGGGGAGTGCGTTCCTCAGGCGCCGCGGCTGCAAGCGCTTGCTGAATGGCTCGATACTACGCCGGCTTATTTGCTTTTCGGGGATATCAGCGCCCCAATGTCCACGGCACTCCCCCCTACGCCGCCAAGCTATCTTGACGTCCTCAGCAACTTCGCGCAGCTAGATCCGTACGGCCAGAAAGTCATCCGCGAACTGATGCGTACGATGCTCACGCTCCGGGCACAGCATGCCCCTGATCCCATGCTGCAGGCGGACGAGGCAAGGGGTTTTGAGGCCGGTCAAGGGGGTTCGCAGCCGTGAACTACTACGAGCACCACATCGGCGATTACGCGGAGGCAACAGCGCATCTTTCCTTCGTTGAGGATGCCGCATACAGCCGCCTGATCCGCAAGTATTACGCGCAGGAAAAGCCGCTGCCGGCTGACCTGAAGGCAGTGCAACGCTTGGTTGGCGCGCGCACCAAGGAGGAAAAGGAAGCTGTCGACTCGGTGCTCCAAGAGTTCTTTATCCTGGCTGACGATGGCTGGCACAACAAGCGCTGCGATGCCGAGGTCGCACGCTATCAAGAGAAACAGCGCAAGGCAAAAGCATCTGCAGAAGCACGCTGGAGCAAAACCAATTCGCAAACCGAACGCAATGCCAACGCAATGCGAACGCATGCAAAAGAAGATGCGAACGCATCAGGCGAAAAAGATGCGGACGCTATGCGAACGCACTCCGAAGGCAATGCTCACCAGACACCAAGCACCAGACACCAGTCACCAGACACCAGTCAAAACCATAGAACCGCCAGCGATGACTCAACCGGAGTAGGCGCGGGCGCTTCGCCGGGCGAAATCTCGAAAGCCATGCGAGCCGGAGGCGTGCAGTCACAGCCTGCAGACCCGCGAATCATCGCGCTATCGCAGCAGGGCGTCACCGTCGAAACCGTGCAAGCCGCATGCGCTGAGGCCAAGGCTGCAAAGCCGAACGAATCTATCGGCGTGGGCTACGTAGTGGCGATCATCCAACGCTGGGCGAAGGAAGCGGCAAGCATCCAGGCGGCAGGCGCTCAAGCCCCGACCGACAAGCCGAAGCAGGCGCAGGACACCTGGTGGACCAGCGACGCCGGCATCGATCGCAAGGGCCGGGAACTCGGTTTGCGCCCACTCGGAACCGAGAACTACGCGTCGTACAAGGACCGGATTTTCGAGGAAATCCGCAAGCGCCAGAACGGCGGCGGACCGCAGCAAAGTGCTGCCTGATGCTGGGAGTTGACCATGAGCCACGACCACCAAGACCGCGTTGCCCAGCACGATCCCTGCAAGTGCGCCGCCTACGGCTGCCCGATGCCGGGCGTCATGACCAGCAGCACGCTCGGCACGTCGGAGTGGTTCTGCTGGCTGCATTTCGGCAAGGAAGCGGTTCAGTGGCAGGCGATCACGGTCGAGCTGAATCACCTTGCGTGGCTCGTGGAAGCGATCCAGGGCATGCGCAGGCATTACGGCGGGCCGGGCTGGGCCAATGCCTACCGCGGCGCCGTGCAAGCCTTCCGCGTGCAGCAGCGCGGCGACTTGGAAAAACTTGAGAAAGAGACCGTGAAGCAGTGGCTTCTGCGGCTCGACAACGTGCTCGGCAAGGCGGCTTCGGAGACCTCGATGCCGCCGGTCAGGCAGGAAACGACTGCCAAGGACAGCTGGCAGAAGGTGAATTTTCAACAGCCGGAAGCGGCTTAAACAAGGGAGATGATGATGAAAAAAGGTGCCTTGGTAGTTCTCGCCATGCTGTTGCAATCCCATGCCTTTGCGATTTCCGTTGCCGGCCGTGCGGCTGTTGCGGCCCGGCCTGCGCCAGCTCGCGCAACCGTGGCAGCCAAACCCGTGCCTGCGGCAAAGAGCGTTACGCCCGAAGTTAGGCCGGCGCCTGTGCCGTTCATCGTTCCAGCACGTGGCGTCTCCACCAACACGTGCAAGGACGCAAACGGCGAGCGTTGCAAATGACCCCCGAAACCTTCGACGCCCTCTGCTGGCTCGGCGGCCTGGTGTTCTTCGCGCTGCTGGTCTACGGCGCCTGCAGCATCGGCAACGAGCTCGATGAGATGTTCCGCGATGACGGGAGGATGTGGTGATCACGCTGACTTTGCCGTACCCGCTGTCCGTCAATCGCTACTGGATGCCGGTGAAGATGGGCAAGCACCTGGCCATCATCCCGACCAAGGAGGGCAAGCAGTACCGCGCGCAGGCGACGGCATGCTGCATTGCCCAAGGGGTGCGCAAACCCATCACCGGCCGCGTGCAGATCGACGTCAAGCTCTACCCGAACCGCCCGCAGGACTGGCAGAAGCGCATGCGGCAGGCTGGCGCAAGCTGGGACGATTCCGTGCAGTGCATCGACCTCGACAACGCCAACAAGGTGTTGCTCGACTCGCTCAAGGGCGTGGCCATCGAAGACGACAAATGGGTGCGCAAGATCGTGGCCGAGCGCATGGAGCCGGACGGCGAGGCGCGCGTAGTGGTGACGATTACGCCGCTGGCGGTGGAGCAGCCGCAAGCGTCTTTGCTGGAGGTCGCATGAGCCGCATCCCCGAAACGAAGCCCGGCCACCTCGCGCAGTTCGGCCCGCTGAACCATCCGCGTCGGCCGCAAGGCTCGCAGAAGGGCGGCAGCGCCTACCAGTTCCGCAAGACGATCAAGGAAGCACCAGCGCCGCAACTCGGCTGGAGGAGCCCGCAAATGCAACACCAAGCCAAGATCATGGACGGCATTGAGCGTGTGATGGAGCGCATCGATGCTTCGGGCTGTTCCGTGGCCGTCTTCTGGATCGACGGCGTACTGAGCTGCCGCAAGCAGACTTCCAGCAACTACAACGAGTTCCTGAGCAAGCGAGGCGATGCGCTGGTCGGCGTCTACAAGCCGGGCGTGCGGGCGTCGGATGTGATGGACGATTTGCGGGCGTTGACAGGGGCGGTTTGATGGCGCTGACCAAAGGCCAATACCGCGACCCGCTGGAGATCCTGATTCGGAAGGAGGAGAAATCATGCAAGGGATGCGCCCATGTGACCGAAGTGCTGGGAAAAGACTACTGCGCCAAGAAGGACAAGGCGGCGGTCAAGCGATGCAGGGATTACAAGGACAAGGAATGAAAAAGCCTGTCGACGTCAGCGGGAAGGGCATTCGCGAGCGGCTCGAAAACTGGGGCAAGTTCCAGCGGGGCGGCTCGGGCGGGGGCTCGGCTGTGCGGGCCAAGGAGACGCGCACGGCTTCCCCGTACGGCGGACAGGGCTACCAGTGCATGACCGGCGTCATCTGCAACCTGCTGGCCACGGCAGCAAACGGGCAGACCGGCTGGAAACCGGTGAGCAGGTCGACCGTTGACGTCGACGACGCCAAGCGCATCACGATGGCATTCATCCGCCTGAATCCGCGCCAGCAGTCCATCCTCAAGTGGTGCTACGTGTTCAACGCGCAGCCCCAGGTGATCTGCCGGAGGCTCGGAATTCGGGCTTGGCCAGCGTCCCATTTCCTCGGCGAATTGCGCAGCGCGGAAAACACCATTCAAAAAGTGCTTGACAGCATTGCAAATGGGAATACAATTCCGTCCAACAATTTGTTTCCGTCCGACCAGACGAGCGAGCGCCCCACGGGAGGCGTCGCTGTCCCCGGAGGAAACGAAGAAGCCCTCGACTGAGCGATCAGCGAGGGCTTTTTGCTTTGGAGGTCGCCATGACCACGAACGACGAAATCCGCAGGAACCTGAACGGCATGCCCACCGGTGAATACCGCATGGACGAGCTGCAGTTCCGTGTGCGCACGATCCAGCCGTGGGAAAAGCTGCTGGAGGAAATGCGGGAGTCTGGATGCGTTCAGGTCTCCGAAGGCGGCACCATCGATTAACAGAGTCTCCTCCATCTCTCCCAGGGGTTGGACTTCGCCCGCGTTCCGAAAGGTTCGCGGGCTTTTTTATTCCACGGTCTGGACAATCCGAAAGGAACCCAGGAAATCATGGCTGAAACGACGAAAGCGAAGCCGCCAGCGGCGGGCATTGGACGCAAGAAGGGCGTGCCGAACAAGACTACTCGCGTGTTGCGCGAAGCTCTGGTTATCGCCGCCGAGACGGTGGGCGAGAACGGCAACGGTAAAGACGGCCTGGTCGGCTACCTGACGCGGGTAGCGCGCAAGGACATGAAGTCCTTTTGCAGCATGCTGGGCCGGGCCATGCCGCTGCAGGTTATCGGCGACCCGGAAAACCCGCTGCAGACGGTTACCCGCATCGAATTGGTTCCCATGAAAGGCAATGGAAACCGCGCGGATTGAGATACCGGACAAGCTGATTCCGGTATTCGAGGGTGAGGCTGATGTGCGCGGTGCTTACGGCGGCCGCGGATCAGCGAAAACCCGGTCGTTCGCCAAGATGGCAGCGGTGCGCGGCTACATGTACGGCATGGCCGGCATCCGTGGGCAAATCCTTTGCGCACGCCAGTTCATGAATTCCCTTGAGGATTCATCGCTGGAGGAGTGCAAGCGGGCAATCGAGGAAGAGCCGTTCCTCGCAGCCTGGTACGAAATCGGCGACAAGTACATCAAGAGCAAATGCGGGCGAATCAGTTTCGCGTTCGCCGGCCTGGATCGGAACATCGCGAGCATCAAATCGAAGGGCCGGATTCTGCTGTGCTGGGTGGACGAAGCGGAACCGGTGACGGATGAGGCGTTCTCCATCTTGATTCCGACGCTGCGCGAGGAAGGCGAGGACTGGAACGCCGAACTCTGGGTTACCTGGAACCCGAAGCGCAAGAACGCCGCCGTCGAATCGCGGTTCCGGCATTCCGGCAATCCACGCGTGAAGGTCGTGCAGCTCAACTGGCGCGACAACCCGAAGTTCCCGGCCAAGCTGGAGCGCGATCGGCAAACCGACCAGCGCGAGCGGCCCGAGAAGTACGGCCACATCTGGGAAGGCGAGTACGAAACCATCGTCGAAGGTGCGTACTACGCCAGCCAGCTGCTGCAGGCCAAGCAGGACGGAAGAATCGGCCGAGTCGCGCACGATCCGCTGATGACAATACGGCTTTTTGCTGACATTGGCGGAACCGGCGCGCGGGCCGATGCCTTCGCCATGTGGGCGGCGCAGTTCATCGGCAAGGAAATCCGCGTGCTGAACTATTACGAAGCCGTGGGCCAGCCGCTGGCGACGCATTTGGCCTGGATGCGCGAGCAGGGCTACACGAAGGACAGGGCGCAAATCTGGCTGCCGCACGACGGCGCGACGAACGACAAGGTTTTCGACGTCTCGTATCAATCGGCACTGCAGTCTGCCGGTTACACGGTCACCGTGGTGCCGAACCAGGGCAAGGGCGCAGCGAAGGCCCGTATCGAGGCGGCACGCCGGCTGTTTCCGTCGATGTGGTTCGACGATGACAAGACAGCGCCGGGCCGCGAGGCGCTGGGCTGGTACCACGAAAAGAAGGACGAGACGCGGAATATCGGCCTCGGTCCTGAGCACGATTGGGCGAGCCACGGCGCCGATGCATTCGGCCTGATGTGCGTGGCCTACGAGCCGCCGAGCACCTGGGGCGACTCGCTGAACTATCCGAAGCTGGGATACGCATGATCCCCTGCAAGCGCTGCCGGCATTACGAAATCGGCCTATGTGTCGATCTGGTCGAGTTCAACGGCGGACGCACGCAGCGCCTTGCCGAAGACCGCCGGAGCGACCCGCGCGATGCATGCGGGCCTGATGGCAAAAAGTTCGAGGACAGAAGCAGCGTCCTGAAATACAAGCGGCTTAGCACCGCATGAAGACTTCCCGCGCCGTGAGGCGCCACATTCCCGTAGCTGGAACTGAATTCTATGGCCGGACTCACTGATGACCAACTGAAAGCCCTGACCGACGCAGAGATGCGTCAAAGCGTCGGGTATTGGGGCGGCCGTCTGGCCGAAATGCGACGCAAGGCCGAGTATTACTTTCTCGGCTTGGCCAAGGGCGACTTGACGCCGCCGGAGATCGAGGGTCGCTCCACGGTTGTCGATACGACCGTGCGCAACACCATCCTGTGGATGCTGCCGACGCTGATCAAGACGTTCTGCGCCGGCGACAACGTGGTGGAGTTCACGCCCACCCAGGAGCAGGACGAAGACAAGGCCAAGCTGGCGACGGATTACATCAACTACGTCTTCTATAAGCAGAATCCCGGCTTCCAGATCGTGCATTCGTGGTTCCACGACGCGCTGCTGCAGAAAGTCGGCGTTCTGAAGGTCTGGTGGGATAACCGCGTCGAAGAAAGCCGCGAAGAGTACACCGGGCAGACCGACGAGCAGCTTGCCATGCTGTTGGATGACCCGGAGGTCGAGCCGATCGAGCACAAGGCCTATCCGGACGAGGAGGCCGAGCAGCAGCGCCAGCAGGCAATCCAGCAGTTGCAGCAGCAACTTGCCCAGGCCCAGCAGGCGGCGCAGCAGGGCAATGCCGTCGCATTGCAGGATTCCATCCAGATTCAGGCGCAGATCGACAACATCAGCCAGATGCGGGCGCCGATGCTGCACGACGTCACGCTCAAGCGCACCAAGAAGTCGGGCAAGGTCTGCGTCGAGAACGTGCCGCCGGAAGAGTTCCTGATTTCGCGCAAGTCCAAGAAGGTCTCGGACGGATTCAGCGGCCATCGCTTGCTGCGTACCATCTCCGACCTCAAGGCGATGGGTTACAAGAACGTCGACAACCTGACGTCCGACGATTCGGCCAACGCGCTGAACATGGAGCGCATCGAGCGGGTAGGGTTCGACGACGAGCAACCATACCTGACGGACGAAACAACGCTCGATCCGTCGATGCGCAAGGTTTGGATCACCGAATGCTACATGCGCGCCGACGTTGATGGCGACGGTATCGCGGAGTGGCGCAAGGTCGTGCGCGCCGGCAACGAGATTCTGGAAAACGTCGAGTGCGACGGGCCGCCGTTCGTCACGATCTGCCCGATTCCGCTGCCGCATCGCTTCTTCGGCTTGTCGATGGCCGATCTGTCGATGGAGCCCCAGCGCATCAAGACCGCTCTGCTGCGCGCCCAGCTGGACAACCTTTACCTGCAAGTCAATGGCCGGTATTTCGCGGTCGAGAACCAGGTCAACCTTGACGATTTGCTGACCTCTCGTCCGGGCGGCGTGGTGCGCATCAAGCAGCCCGGCGCCGTCGGCAGGCTGGACCAGGCCGTGGCCGATACGCGCGACGCGATGGGCATGATGGAATGGTTCGAGTCGTTCACAGAGAATTCGACCGGCTGGACGCGCTACAGCCAGGGCACGAACGGCGACAGCCTGAACAAGACCGCCACCGGCGTGAACATCATCACGAACAAGGCGGACATGCGCTTGGAGCTCGTTGCGCGCGTCTTCGCTGAAACCGGCTTTACCGACCTGTTCCGCCTGATCCTGAAGCTGGTTTGCCAGTACCAGGACAAGGAAGCGGTGATTCGCCTGGGCGACAAGTGGGTGCCGGTGGATCCGCGCGAATGGCGCAACCAGTTCGACCTGACGATCAATGTGGGCCTGGGCACCGGCAACAAGGACCAGCAGGTACAGCACCTGCTCATGCTGCAGCAACAGCAGCTGCAAGGCCTGCAGATCGGCACGGCGACGCCCAAGAACGTCTACAACGCGTCAGCCAAGCTGGGCGAGCTGTTGGGGTTCAAAAACGCCGCACAGCAGTTCTTTACCGATCCTACCGACCCGAATGCGCCGAAGCAGCAGCAACAGCCCAATCCGGACGTCATCAAGGCGCAGCAGGCCGATCAGGAGCACCAGCGCGAGATGCAATTCAAGATGGCGCAGCTTCAATTCGAGGCGCAAGAGCGCGACAAGGACCGCATGCAGCAAGCGGCCACCGCCGAGCGCCTGGAGCAAATCCGCGGCGAGTATGCATTGCTGGTCGCACGCGAAAAGAACGCCGTCGACGCGCAAAAGACCGTGACACAGGCGCATGTCGACTTGGCCGAAGTGGCAGCCGAGCACGAGCGCACGGTGCAGCAGAACCACATGCAGCACATCCAGGCAATGAACCGCCCACCGGAGCAGCCGAATGGAGCTTGAAAAGCACATTTACGACGGCAATCGCGCCAAGGAAATTCTCGAAAACGAGGTATTCCAACGCGTGATGGCTGACATTAAGCAGGAGATCATCGAGCAATGGCAAACCTCACCGGCGCGCGACCAGGAAGGCCGCGAAAAACTATGGAATCTGCTGAAGCTGGCGGAGAAGTTGGAAATCATGCTGAAGCAGACGTTCGACAGCGGCAAGTTGGCCCTGGCGGAACTGGAGCACCAGCAGTCCCTGGCGGAACGGGCCAAGGACTACCTGCGGGATCTGATTGGGTAGCGTTTTGCGACTACCTGCGCGGCGTGCCGGAGAACCGGCAGATTGACGCCGTGTGGCATCCGAACCCGAAACAGCTTTTTGTGCGTCTCTTGAATGGCAGGCTGGCCCGCGCGCACCGCGGCGAGATGGCCTACCAGGTTGGTGACAGCATTACCCGGATTCAGGCGCAAGCCTGATACGACACCCCCGCCGGGATGGCGGTGGATTTTCCCCAATGGCCGAAGCAGGGCCAATTAGACGGAGTTTCACATGGACAATCCGGCATCGGAATCCAGCAATTCCCCGCTTGACACCAATCAAGCAGCAGCAGCGTTCGCCTCGATTCTGTCGACCGATCCTCCCAAGGATGCGCCGCAGCGCAGCGAACCGACCGGCGAATCACCGGAAGCAGCCGCCGAAAGGCTCGCGGCCGAAGAACTCGCCGGCAAGCAGGAACAGTCCGAACCTGGCAGCGAAACGCGGCCTGAGCAACCCCAAATGTTCACCGTCAAGATTGACGGCAAGGACGTAGAGGTGCCGCTCGATGAGCTGCGCAACGGCTACCAGCGACAGCAGGACTACACGCGCAAGACGATGGAAGCCGCAGAGCAGCGTAAAGCTGCGGAAGCGGAGGCCACCGCAGCGCGTCAGGAACGGCAGCAATACGCGCAGAACCTGCAGGCGCTCAGCCAGCAGCTAGGCGCGGTGCTGCAGGACCAGCAGCAAAACATCGATTGGCAGCAGCTCCTCGACACCAATCCGACTGAATACCTGCGACAGAAGCACCTCTTCGAACAGAGGCAAGCGACTTTCCAGAAAGTGCAGGCGGAACAGGCACGTTTGTGGGAGCAGCAGCAGGCCGAACAGGCGAAAAACGTTCAGTCGTACCTCGCCGCGCAGCAGCAGGAACTCCTTGCCAAGCTGCCGGAGTGGAAAGACGAGACGAAGGCCAAGGCCGAAAAAGCAGCGATTGCCGAATTCCTCGGAAAGAACGGTTTCAAGCCGGAGGAGTTGGGCAACGTCGCGGATCACCGCTTCGTCATCCTGGCGCGCAATGCAATGAAGTACGCCCAGCTGATGGAGAAGGCGCAGGCCGCTACCAAGCGCGTGGAAAAACTCCCGCCTAAGGTCGAGCGCCCCGGCGTTGTCGAAACCACGAAGCCTGACGGCCGCACTGCAGCAATGCAGCGCTTGGGCAAGACGGGCCGCGTGGAAGACGCCGCAGCGGTATTCGCACAGTTCCTTTAATCCGGCGCGCCGGGAAGGCGCCCCATTCCTCATACAGGAGTCATCATGTCAGCACCCAGCGGAACTTACCTCACCACGTCGGCCATCGGCAACCGTGAAGACTTGACGGACGTGATCTACCGGATCAGCCCGACCGTCACCCCCTTGCTCAACATGGCCGCGAAAGGCAAAGCGACCAACACTCTGCACGAATGGCAAACCCAAGACCTGGCGTCGGCAGCTTCGAACGCCCAGGCTGAAGGCGACGACGCATCTGCCAAGACCGTCACGCCGACCACCCGCCTGAACAACCGTACGCAGATTTCCACCAAGACGGTGATCGTGTCCGGCTCGCAGCAGGCAATGAATCCGGCCGGCCGCAAGGATGAACTGTCCTACCAGGTGGCGCTTGCATCGCTCGAACTCAAGCGCGACATGGAATTCGGCCTGACCCAGAACGATGTGCTGGCCACATCCCCGCGGAAGTCGCGCGGCTTGGTCGGCTGGGTGGTGGACAACACGTCCAAGGCATCCGATACCACGTTGGCATCGTACAGCGGCAATACCGGCGTCACCGATGGCACCACTCGGGCCTTCACCGAATCGCAGCTGAAGTCGGTGATTCAGCTGATCTACACGGCCGGCGGCGAACCGGACACCATCATGATGGGGCCGGCGGCGAAGCAGACGTTCTCCACCTTCACCGGCAATGCAAGCCGCTTCGATAAGTCGGAGGATGCCAAGCTGTACGCATCTGTCGACGTGTACGTGTCGGATTTCGGTGAAATCAAGGCTGTGCCGAACCGCTTCCAGCGTACCCGCGACGTCTTCATTCTGCAGTCCGACAAGTGGGCCGTGTGCTATCTGCGTCCGTTCCAGACGGTCGAACTCGCGAAGACCGGCGATGCCGACAAGCGCGAGATCATCGTGGAATACACGCTGGAAGCCCGCGCACCGAAGGCCAACGGCGCCGTCTACGACATCGCCTAAGGGGTGAATCATGGGATGCAACCTTAAGCAGAATCCGGACGGCTCGACCGGTCTGGAAGGCGTCGACAAGGACGCCGGCCCGATCACGCATGCCTCTTCGGAATGGACGGCCAGTTCGGTCGACAAGGTGTTCTACGTCGCGCCGCGCGCCATGGTTGTGCAAACAATCAACGGACGCGTCGAGGTCGCGGGCACCGATGGAAGCGCGGTTACGGCTGTCATTCGCAAGTGCCCGTCCGGCACCGCAGCGGCGTCCGGCACGGCGCTCCATTCGGGCTCGATCAACCTCAAGGGCACGGCGGCGACCAACCAGGCGCTGACGTTGTCCACGACGGCTTCCACCTTGGCGCTGGCGGCAGGCGACGCCTTGGCAATCGACTTCACCGGAACGCTGACCTCGGCAACCGGTGTGGTCACCGTCGGCATGTGCCCGGCATAACCGTAACTGCAGCAATCACGGCCCCGCTTCGGCGGGGCTTTTTTTTACTGTCGGGAGACAGAAAGCATGGACGATTACATCACCTGTACTGCCGTCGGCACGACCATTACCACGTCGGGCACATCGGCCAGCGCAACCATCCCTAACAATTCCGCCGGCGAAGTTCCGCGCTTTGTCCGTGTATCTGCGACGGCCGCCTGCTACGTCAAGCTGGGTGTTTCTTCCGCGACCGCTACCACGAACGATATTCTCGTGCAGCCCGCTGATGCCGTGATCCTGCAAGTTCCCAGCGGCGTGACCAAGATCGCCGCGATTCAGGATTCCGCAGCAGGAAAATGCAACGTGATCCCGCTGGAGAATTCGTGATGCAAGCGACCATCACGCACGCCGGCGGCGTTCAAACGAAGATCGCGCTCGAAGACGGCAACCTGATTACCGGCACGGTGCAGGACTGCACGCCGATTGCTGAGATCACCAAGGCGCTGCACAACGAAGGGATCCACGGCGACAAGGAATTTCGGCATGCCGCTTCGATTCCCTTCGTCATTATCGAGACCTACTGCAACAACCATGGCTTGACGCTGGCCGACTTCTGGCAGAACCCGGCACATATCAAGACGATGCTGAACGATCCGGACCTGAAGGCTTTCCGGATCTGGCCGGGGCGGGTGTAAGCCATGTCGCTCGCGAACTACACCGGCTTGCAGAGTTCGATCGCGGATTGGCTGCACAAGGCCAGCAATTCGGCATTCATCTCGGTCATTCCGGACATCATCACGCTGGCGGAGAAGCGCATCAACGGCGACCTCGATGCGCGCTTGCAAGACACCGTTTCGACGCTTGCGACTGTCGCCGGCACGCAGACTGTCGCCTCGCCTACGGACGTCGTGAATATCCGCTCGCTGACGCTTCAATCGAGCCCGAACGTGGTGCTCGATTACCTGACGCCGGACCAGTTCAACACGCAGTACGCGGCCGGCACCAGCGAACAGCCGCGCGCTTTCACGATCATCGGCACAAACATCTACCTAGGCCCGATTCCGGATGCCGTCTACAGCATCCAGTGCATTTACAAGGCGCTCGTGCCTGCTCTTTCTTCCGGAAGCCCGACGAACTGGCTTCTGACCAATTACCCGCAAGTCTATCTCGCTGCTTGTCTGGTGACCGCCGCACGCTGGCTGCGTCGGCCGAAAGATGAAATTGCCGATTACGAAGCGCTCTACGTGGAAGGCATCGATTCCGTGAACAGCGTCGATTGGTACAGCGGCTCGACCATGCGCGTGCGCTCTGATGTGAGGTTGTAATGGGACTCGAAACAGGAAATTACGTAGGCGATCTGGTCAGCACGAACCCGGCTTCTGGCGACCTCAAGAGCCAGGGCGATGATCACCTACGCCTTATCAAGTTGGCGCTGCTACAGTCGTTCGCTGGCTATACCGGTGCCATCACGGTAACCGGCACGGATGGCGGCGCAGCCAATGCTTACACGCTGACACCGACAACTGCTTTGGTTGCGTACGGTACGAAGATGGCGGCGGTATTCGCGCCAACGAACACGAACACCGGCGCATCGACGCTCAACATCTCCGGCCTCGGAACCAAGGCGATCAAGCGCGTCGATGGCTCCGATGTAGTGGCAAATGATCTTGCTTCAGGCTCCATCTACATCGCCATCTACAACGGCACGGAATTCCGCCTTATCGGCCCGACGAAAAACTACATCGATCAGACGGCCTTTTCATCGGCACTCCCAGCCCAGCCTGGGGGCACCACGACCTACAAGCTGAACAGCACGAACGGCATTGCTTCGTGGGCGGTTGATGCGCCGCCTGTCGGTTCCACCATCACCCTTGCACTTAATTTCGGAGGCTTCTAATGGCTGCCAATACAAATCCCATTTTCCCGAAACAGGGAGATGCCGGCGTATTCAATGTGCTGCTGACCGCAGCAATGACCAACACGAAAGCTTTCGACGGGACGGAAGCCACAGGCGCCGGTAAGCTCGAAAAGATTTTTCAGGCGGATACGACAAACGGATCTCGCTTGGACACGATCTACGTGAGGCTGACGTCTACCAATGGCGCAACTGCAAGCGGTACGACCGCAGCCACTGTGGTGCGCTTCTGGTTAAACAATGGTGGCGCAAATACCACTGCGGCCAACAACCAGTTGTTGCCGTTTGAGCTGGCAATTCCGGCGACTGCAGTGACAGCTCTTGCGACCTCGACGCTCACGTATTATGCCCTGCCGGTCAATAAAGTTATTCCTGCAGGGTATGCCGTCTATGCCGGCTTAACGGTAGCCATTGGTGGCACTAACTGCGCCGTGACATTCAGCTTTGACGCCGGGGACTTCTAACATGTTCGGGCATTTCAGAGGGCGCGGTTTTCCTATTGGCGCGCAGGGGATCCCGCCGCTACTGCCATTTCAGACCCAGCGCAGCGCCAACCAGCAATTGACTCTTAGCGATATTGGCACGCTATTGCAATATTCAAGCGGCACATTTACGCAGACCTACGATCCTGCCGCAAAGCTCGGAAATGGTTGGTGGGTGATGCTGGAGAACGTCGGCACCGGTGTTATCACTCACGATCCGAACGCTTCGGAATATTTCGACATTTCAGGCGTGACGACAGCGGCGCAAAATCCCGGAGACTTGTGGCTGCTGGATTGTGATGGGCAGAACTTCCGCCTACAGCGCCTCGCAGGGATGAACAAGCAGATCTACACCAGCGGCAGCGGCAATTTCACTGTGCCAGCCGGGGTGTGGCGCATCTTTGTTGAAATCTGGGGGGCGGGCGCGGGTGGTAATACGAACACCTTTGCCGGTGGCGGTGCTGGTGGCTATTGCGCCGCATGGTTGAACGTGACGCCCGGGCAGACGATTGCCTATGCAGTAGGAGCTGCTGGAACCTCTGGTAATCCTGGCACTGCTGGCGGGAATACTACGTTTTCCACACTTACCGCAAATGGCGGAAATATCTCCACCAGCAATTACACAGGCGGCACCGCGTCAGGTGGTGACATCAATATTCGCGGCCTTTACGGCACCGGAAACAACATTACCGGCGCATGGAAAGGCGGAGATGCCCCACGTGGAGGAAGCGGCGGATTTTCCACAACTGGTGGAACTATATATCAATCACCCACTGCACCTGGCGGCGGCGGAACGAATACCGATGCCGGTGCTGCCGGCCAAATCAACATCTACTACGTATAGCCATGCGAATCCACTTCATTGAAAACGGCGTGGTGGTGAACACCATCGAGGACGAGAGCGTCGAGAAGGTTCAAGCGGTGTTTCCAGATTCGCAGCTTTTCGCGTTCGAAGGGGGTGGCCCCGGATGGTTGTTTCAGGACGGGGCGATCGTGCCGCCTCCTGTGCCGCCCATGACAGATGAAGAGCGCAAAGCGGCCATACAAGCCGAGATTGACCGGCTTGAGGATGTGTCAAGAATGAATCGTGGCGTGCGCGAGCTTGCCTTGGTCACGATGTCGGACCTCGCCACAAGGAAGGCGGAAATGATCAAGGCAGCAAATCCAGATGATCCGCGAACGGTTGAGCAGATTCGCAACGATGAACTTTCCACCACCCCGGCCTACGTCAAGTTCAAGGCGCTGGACGACCAAATTGCCGCACTGAGGGCGCAGCTGTGAACGCGCTTTGGATCGCTCTTGGCGCCTTCCTGTCGCTCTATGTCCTTTGGGTCTATTTCCTGGCTGTGATGGCCTTGGAGCGCGTGGACGACATAACGCCATTGACTGGCGCGGTGCGGGCATTTGCGCTTTGCGTGCTGCTTCCTGGGTATCTGCTTGATGCGGTCGTGAACCTTACGGTAATGACGGTGCTGCTGCTGGACGTTCCGCGTGAATGGCTGGTGACAGCGCGGCTATCACGCCTGATTTCGGATGACGGCTGGCGTGGTCGCATCGCTCGCTGGTTCTGCTCAACGCTGCTCGATCCGTTCGACCCGCGCGGCTGCCACTGCAAGCGGAGGGAGTAATGCCGTTCCTTCGCATGAAAAATGCCGGCGCGCTGGGGGTCATCAAAGACCTGTCCGCGCATGAGTTGCCATTCGGCGCTTGGACGGATGCCAGCAATATCCGCTTCCTCGACGGCTCGGCGTATCAGTTCTATGGGCATACAGAGGTGTTTGCCAGCCCCAGCGCAGCGCCGCAGCATGTGATGCCGGTGGACGTGGCCGGCGTGCGGTACTGGCTCTACATGACGGCGGCGAACTCCTACGCGGTATCGGCGGCGAGCGGCACGGCCGTGCATACCGACATCACGCACGCAACGCCGCGCACGGGAGTGGTAAACGCCTGGACGGCATGCAATTTCGGTGGGATCCCGATCTTCAACACTGGGGACACTTCGACCTACCCGATGTATTGGGACTTGAACCTGTCGCACAAGTTCGTCGACCTGTCGAACTGGCCGGCCAATACCTATTGCAAGGCGCTCCGCTCGTTCAAGAACTTCCTGATCGCACTGAATGTCACGAAGTCCGGCACCAGCTACCCGCACATGGTCAAGTGGTCGCATCCCGCTGACCCGGGCACGCTGCCGACGTCGTGGGATAACACCGACACGACCAAGGATGCCGGCGAAATGCCGATCATGCAGGGGCAGGGCCAGATTGTGGACGGCCTGGAGCTGAAAGACAGCTTCATCGTCTACAAGGAGAACTCGGCGCATCGCATCGATTACGTCGGCGGCGTCTTCGTGCTATCGAACAAGCAGATTTTCGGCATGACGGGCTTGCTGAACCGGAACTGCGCGGTGGAGTTCGACGGCCTGCACCTGGCTGTTACCTCGTCCGACATCGTGGTGCATGACGGCTATACCGCCAAGTCAGTGCTCGACAAGAAGGCGCGGCGCTTCTTTTTCCAGGACATCGACGCCTCGAACAAGGGGCTGGTGTTCGTGTTCAAGAACCCGTTCCTGAACGAGATTTTCATTTGCTACCCTTCGATCGGCTCATCGGTATGCAACAAGGCCGTGGTCTACAACTACGTCGACGAGACGGTCAGCTTTCGGTCGCTGCCGAACCTGAATCATGCGGCATGCGGGCCGGTCGACATCTCGCTTGCCGGCACCTGGGCGGCGGACAACGACCCTTGGAAGGCTGATCTCACCGCCTGGAACGGCCCGGAATACACGCCGGACACCGCCCGCGTGATCATGGCCAGCACGGACGTCAAGCTGTACCTGCTGGACGGCTCCGCATCATTCAACGGCACCCAGCCAAGCGCTTATCTCGAGCGCCGCGGGCTCGGGCTGGATGACGATGAGCACATGAAGTTGATCAAGTCGGTGCGGCCGCGCATCACCGGCAACAACGGCGACACGGTGATTATCAAGGTGGGCGGCCATGACACAGACCCGTATGCTGATCCGACCTATACCGCCACGATGACGCACACCATCGGCACCACCGTGAACAATGAGTGCATGGTCGAGTTCCGCTACCCGGCAATCCGCATCGAGAGCGGCACGGCATTCCAATGGCGGATGGACTCCCTTGATGCTGAAGTCGAAATAACGGGGTGGTTCTAAATGCGCACAACCTCTATCAGCTCAATCGGCTACGCCCCCGGGGAGCCGCCGCGCGATCCCGAGCAGCTGCAGCGCTACCTGCGCGAGGAATTCACGAAGATCAGCGTCGCCGTGCAGCAACTGGCCGCCGGCCATCTCGACGTGCAGACGGTTGCGCTCGCCAAGCCTCGGGACGGGGATTTACGATATGCAGACGGAACGAATTGGGCGCCGATTACCGGTGCCGGCCGGAGCCTGTTTGCCTACATCCAGACTGCTTGGCAGCGGCTGCTTACCTCGGCCGGCCTGTACGTGAAGGAAGGCAGCAACGCACTGATGGGAACCGCCACACTGGTGGCGGGCACCGTCACGGTCAGCAATACGTCGGTGGCGGCCAATAGCAGGATTTTCCTGTGCTCGAACGCCGACGGCGGCACACCCGGTTTTTTGCGCGTTTCGGCGCGCGTCGCCGGCACGAGTTTCACCATCACATCATCGAGCGCAACTGACACTAGCACGGTGGCCTACATCATCGCGCAGCCCTTGTAAGGAATCGAAATGGCAACCGATTACGCAACGCTTTTGAATAACTACGGCTGGAACAACATCCTAGCCGGCTTGGACGCGGGGCGATTCACGGACGAGCATCACGATGGCTATTCGGAATTCAATGTGCCTGGCATTGGCATGGTATCGCGCGATCCGAACGGGACCGTCCTGTTTCAAGATCCGGAGAGCCGGGCCGCATACGCGGCCACAGGCAACGCACCGGTCTATAACTACATCGGCAGCCCCGGCGGATGGTCGCAGTATCAGGTATCGCATGGCGGCATGAGTGCAGACACGCTCGGCGCGCTGGCAGCGGCGGCGATTACCGCAGGAATCGGGACCGGTTACATCCCGGGCATGGAATCGGCCGGCGCAGGCGTTGGAACCGGCGCCATGGACATGGGCATCGGCGGCTCTGGATTCCTGCCGGAAGGCTACGGCGGCACGGCTGCGCTTTCCAGCGGCGGTAGTGCGCTCGGGACTGCGGCATCGGGCGGGGGCGCAATTGTCCCTGCCGCTGGAGGTGGTTTCTCCATCCCATCGGCAGCGGAATTGAGCGCAGCAGGCTTTGATCCTGCTGGCATGGGAATTACAGGCGCAGGCGGCATCGGATCGGCTGGTTCTCTGGCCGCATCGGGAGCGGGCGCAGCAAACTATGGAGCAGGCATGGGTATCTTCGACGATCTTCTCAGTTCTATTCCTTCCGGCTTGAAGGATACGCTTACCAGCAAAGCCGGCAGCGCCATCATTGGCGGCCTGCTCGGCGGCATCAACGGTACAAGCAAGGTTGGCGACCAGACCATCACGACGCAGCAGCAGATCGACCCGCGCATGGCGTCGATCCTGTACGGCCCGAACGGCAATAACGGCTTCCTGTCGCGCATTACCGGCGCGATGGATACGCCGCAGGATTCCGCGCTGGGCGCCTTCGGCAACCTGTCGAACGTGTGGCTCGGCCAGAACGGCAAGCAGAGCATTGACAACATGTATGCCGCCGCCAACGGCCTAATGAACGGCGGCATCTACGCACCGCAGGCGACGGCGGCGAAGATGGACGCCGCTCAGGTGAATGCGCCCGGGCAGAACGGTATTGGCCTGGCACCAGCCTACGGGGACATGATCTATGGCGCCCCAGGCAGCAATCCCTATCTGCTGCAGGCGCTGCAGAAAGGCATCCACCAGGGCACGACGGCATTCCAGAACCTGCAGACCGATGCCACGCGCAACCTGCTGGAGAACGTCCTTCCCGGTATCCGCAGCGGCGCGATCGTCAATGGCGCGATGGGTTCGAGCCGCCAAGGCATCGCCGAAGGCAGGGCGATCAACGATTTCAGCACGCAGATGGGGCGCGCAGCGTCGCAAGTCGGGCAGGATGCCGTCGATGCCGGCGCGTCCGCCATGGCAGGCGCTTACGATTCCGACCGCAGCCGCGCGCTCTCCGCGCTCACCGGCCTGAGCGGCCAGCAGTACGGCGTCGCAGGCCAAAACGCCTCGTTCCAGCAGGATGCCAACAAGACGAATTCCGGCTTCCAGCAGGAAGTGAATACGCTGAACCCGGCGCTGCAGTTGCAGACGGATCAGCTCAACACGAATCGCACTGTCGCCGGCCTGAACGCCAACGGCGGCCTGCTCGGGCAGACCTACGGCATCGGCACCAATCAGGACGCATACGGGCTGAACAAGATCGGTAAGGTGTCGGGGCTGCTGGGGGGATATACGGGGCTCGGGGGCAGTTCGTCGACCAACACGCCGCTATACCAGAACACCACCGGCAACATTCTCGGCGGCGGACTGCTGGGCGCGAACATCTACAACCTGCTGAACAACACGAAGAGCACTTCCTAATCGGAGCATCAAATGCCTGGACTTTTCGACATCAATTTCGACGATCCGCAATCTGCTGGGCTGCTCGGCCTTTCGACAGGGCTGCTCGCCGCTTCCGGGCCATCTACGCGCCCGGTCAGCCTCGGCCAGGCGCTGGCGGCAGGCTTCCAAGGCATGCAGGCCGGGCGCAAGTCGGCACTCGACCAGCAGCGCGAAGCCATGCAGATGGACTTGCTCAAGCAGCAGATCGCGCAGGCGACGCGGAAGAATACGCTCGTCAACAATATGCTCGAGCAGCTTTCCGGGACTGGTGGCGGCGCGCAGCCGTCGGCGGCAACACAAGCTCTCGGCCAGGGTGCAGCCGTTGGCGACATCGGGCCGACCGTGACGAACGCGGCGCGCATGGATCAATTGCCGACGGGACCATCCGCTGGTGGCATTGGCCTTTCTGGCGTACCGCGTCAGGCGATCGCCAGCGATCTGGCGTTCAACGATGGCAAGAACATTGGCGAATGGATGTTCAAGAACAGTTCGCCTACGGACTTTGCCAAGCAGTTGCAGCAATCCGGCATTGATCCGAATTCGCCAATGGGTCGCCAGCTCATGCAGCAGCAAGTCTCAAAGCTGAACTACATCGCTCCTGTGAACGCTCGGCCCGGCTCGATCATCCGCGATCCGCTCAATCCGTCCAAGGTGCTCGCATACAATCCGCACATCCCGGACGGAGGCATGCCGATCTTTGACGAGAACGGCAATGTGACTGGAATCAAGGGCATTCCCGGAGCTACGGACGTGACGCAGGGCATGGCGACTGCTACCGCTCTTGGCAAAACCTTTGGAACGCTCGGCCAGGGCGTCGATGGAAGCGGCGCTCCGGCATACTTCCTCGGCGTCCCTCCCGGCACTGTCGGCGCTCCGCAGGTTCCGGCAGGTGGTGCACCGTCCGGCCTCGTGCCGTCCATGATCGGCGCAGAGAGTGGCGGCAATCAGAGCGCAGTCAGCCCGAAAGGTGCGATTGGTACGACGCAACTCATGCCGAAGACTGCCGCAGGGCTGGGCGTCAACCCGAACGACAAGGTGGAGAATGTCGCGGGCGGCGTGAGTTACCTTGGGCAGCTTCGCCAGAAGTACGGCGACGACAAGATTGCACTGGCGGCCTACAACTGGGGGCCGGGCAATGTGGATCTGTGGCTGAAATCGGGCGCGGACTGGAACAAGCTTCCTGCTGAGACGCGGAACTACGTCGACACTGTGATGAAGAATGCCGGCGGTCAGGCCACGGCGCCGCAACAGCCCGCGATGATCCGGCCCGGCAATGCGCCAGGCTTCAACGCATCACAGGAAACGCTCGCGACGGCGAACGCGAAGCGGTACAACGACCTCGTGAATCTGTCGGCGGATAGTCCTACTCGCGTCAACGTATACGACAACATCCTGAAGCTGTCGCAGGACGGCGTACAGACGGGCCCGAGCGCGGAATTTACCAACAAGGTGAAGGGCTACCTCGCAGGAATTCCAGGCGTCGACACCATCCTGCCCGGCATGAAATCCGATGTCTCCAACTTCCAGGAATTGAACAAATTCCTGTACCAGAACGCCCAGCGTAACTGGCAGGCTGCCGGCGGCACGGGAACCGATGCGCAATTGGATGCTTTCAGCAAGTCGAACCCGAACGACAAGATGTTTCCGCAGGCGCTGCAAGCCATGGCGCAGTGGGGCAAGGCTGGCGAACTTGCGTTGCAGGCGAAGATCAATGCAGCGCAAAACTGGAAGGATGCGAACAATGGCAACGTAGTGAACCTTGATCAGTTCGAGCGCACATGGAGGAATAACTTCGATCCGCGCGTCTTCCAGCTCAATGCAATGACACCGCAAGAGCAAAAGATATTCGTCGGCAATTTGTCTCCTGCGGACGCAAAGGCGCTACTCGCTAAGCGTGCGGCGATTCGTCAAATGGGGGGCTTCTGATGGATGATCTGGACGCATTGCTGGCCCAGCGTGCCGCCACGCTCCCTGCGCAATCTGCGCAGCGGGGCTATGTTTATTCAGAAGGTCCGTTGACGCCTGAAGAACAGGCAAAGTATGTCAATGCACCGCGCATCGAGACGAACGGCGTAGCCTCGACCGATCCGCAGGCCGATGACATCGACAATCTCCTATCTGCTCGTGCCAGCGGCAAAGAGCTTCTGCCGCCACAAAAGGAAACTTCGTTTATTGGTGATGTGAAACAGGGTGTTGGCAACATTGCCGCCGGCGCGGTGCGTGGCGCTGGCTCCATCGGGGCAACCATCCTCGCACCGTACGACATGGTCAAGGACGCCATGGCTGGGAAAGGGCTGTCGCTGGAATCTAATCGCCAGCGGCGCGCGGACATGGATGCCGGGCTTCAGACCATGGGGGCAGAGCCTGATTCTATGCTGTTCAAAGGCGGTAAGCTGGCAGGGGAAGTGGCCGGGACTGCCGGAATGGGCGGTCTCGTTGCGAATGGCCTGCGACTCGTGCCGGGTCTTTCAACCGCTGCGCCTCGCCTTATTTCTTCCATCGAAAGCGGCGGTTTTTCCACAGGCGCCCCAGCGGCCACGACAATATCAGGCAAGATTGCCGATGCAGGCATCCGCGCTGCCGGTGGCGGCATCAATGGATTGCTCTCCGTTGGCGCAGTCAATCCCGAAGATGCCGCCACCGGCGGCTTGCTGGGCGCTGCTTTGCCAGGCGCCGTTAAGGCTACCGGACTTCTTGCTGATGGGGTGGGGAATGTCGCAACAAATGCGGCCGAGAAACTGATGCAAAGCGCCGTCAAGCCGACGATCCAGCAACTCAAGAGCGGAGATGCGGCAACGGCGGTCAGGACTCTGCTCGACTACGGAGTCAATCCGACGAAAGCCGGCGTTGAGAAGATCCGGGGACTGATCAACGACATAAATACCCAGATTGCAGACAAGATCAGCAATTCGGGGGCGAATATCAGCAAGCAGGCCGTTGTAGGGCGTCTCGGAGACGTGGAGCAACGATTCTCGAATCAGGTTGCGCCGACATCCGATCTTGCCGCTATCCGCAACGTGGCTGATGAGTTCATGAACCATCCGAGCTATCCAGGTGCTGACATACCTGTCCAAGCCGCGCAGTCGATGAAGCAGGGTACTTACAAGATCTTGGCCGGCAAATACGGAGAGGCTGGGTCGGCTACGACAGAGGCACAAAAAGGCCTTGCTCGGGGCTTGAAAGAAGAGATTGCCCAAGCAGTTCCAGGTGTTCAGGGATTGAACGCGGAAGAGTCGCGGCTGATCTCGACATTGAGCGTCGCAGAGCGACGGGCGTTAATGGAAATGAACAAGAACCCGATGGGGCTTGCTGCGCTGGCCTCCAGTCCGCTTTCATGGGCTGCGTTCATGGCGGACCGTAGCGCGGCGTTCAAAGCCTTGGCGGCGCGAGCGATCAACAGGGCAGCAAATGCGACGCCAAATGTGTCCTTAATGCTGCAGGGGGCGGCGAATAATCCGTTGATCCGAAACAGCGCAATCGCTATCGGCGCGGACGAGTGAAAAGACGGTAGAAGAAGGCAATCACGCAAATGGCGATGAACTTCCAAAGCATGAATTCTGTGATTCCCATGCCCGTCTCCTGAGTAGTTTCCCGAATTATAGCCAACCCGCCTCGCGCGGGTTTTTTTCGTCCTCAACAACAAGAAAGGCCTAAGCCATGTCACCTGAGAAATCACCGGAAACCTACACCTGGCTCACCTATGCCTGGGTGTTCGGGTTGTCCTCCCTTGGCGGTGTCGTTTCATTCATCCGCAAGGTGAAGACGGGGCATGCCAGGGCCTTCAATTTCGTGGAACTGGCGGGCGAGATATTCACCTCGGCGTTTGCCGGCGTGCTGACCTTCTACCTATGCGAGTGGTCGGGCTTCGCGCCGACGGCAACCGCGGCTTTCGTCGGCATCGCCGGCCACATGGGCAGCCGCGCACTGTTCCAGCTGGAGGGCTTCTTCCAGTCCAGGTTCCCCGCACCTGCTGACAAGAAGGAGGATTGATCATGCTGACGCTACTTGGAACCCTATTCGGCGGCCTGTTCCGCCTGGCGCCTGAACTCCTGAAATGGCTCGACAGGAGGGATGATCGGGCACACGAGCTGGCGATGTTCGACAAGCAGCTCGAAGCCGACAAGTTCAAGTTCCAGGCCGCCCAGCAGCTTGCCCAGATCGAGGGCGAGAACGCGCTTAACCTGGCCGACGTGCAGGCCATGATCGCGGCTACGAACGCCCAGGGGCAGAAGACGGGTATTCCCTTCGTCGACGGCCTGAACGCCCTTGTACGGCCGATCCTGACGTTCTGGTGGTGCATCGTGCTGTACACCGCAGCATTGGGCGCCGAGTTCTACACGCTGGTGTGGGTAATGCATCAGTCCACGGCCGAGGCGATCTTGAATATCTGGGGCCAGGACGAAAAGGCCATCGTCGCGTCGATCATCAGTTTCTGGTTCGTCGACCGCGCGCTGCGCAAGCTCTCGGGGCGGTAAATGCTCGACCTGCTCATGGGCCTGATCCGGCGCTTTGAGGGCCTGCGCCTGAAGGTGTACCGCTGCCCGGCCGGTATCCCCACGGTCGGCTACGGCCACACCGGGCCAGAAGTGACGATGGATTCCCCGCCGATCACCCCGGCAGTTGCCGAATCCATGGCCGCGGAAGACGCCCAGCGCTTCGCCACGGCTGCCGTCAAGCTGTCGCCGGTACTGATCCATCATCCCGAGAAGCACGCGGCGATTGCGGATTTCTGCTTCAATCTGGGCACAACTAGGTACAAGGCCAGCACGCTGCGCCGGAAGATTCAGGCCGGGGAATGGCTGGACGCTGGCGATGAACTGCGGAAATGGGTATGGGGTGGAGGCAAGAAGCTGCCAGGGCTGGTTGCCAGACGGGAAGCCGAGCGGCAATTGCTGCTGAAAGGCCGGGAATGATGCTCCAATCCTTCTGGCTGGCCGGGTGGATTTGGTGGGCGGAAGTGGTGGAAAATCATCTCCGCAACTCAGCGGACTACCCGCATGGATATTGGGCTTTAAGCCCGTTCTTTGACACAGGTTGCGGAGAACGAAGTTTTATAACCCATTGATTTTATTCAATTTCGCGAGAGACTTAAAATCCGCCGCTTACCCGAGAGGGGGCGTACCGGTTCGATTCCGGTCTCGGGCACCATAAGGCTTTTGGCGATAGTATCCGCTAACATGGCGGGGGCAATCTCCGCAATCTCCGCAACCCATCTCCGCAACTCCCCCGTTATTTCGTGGGTTTCACGATCTCGCCAACGCGGCGATAGACGGTCTCTGTGATTTGCCCCTTGGTGTGCCCAAGCAACTTTTGCGCGTGCTCCAGGTCAGTTTCGCTGGCTGCCTTCGACCTGGAATCACGGAACTGGAATTGCCGGATGCGTTGCGCCAACTCGGCGTTTCCTTGCTCTTCCGCCACTCCGGCCGCCGCGGCGCGCGCATCCTCGAACCTTTTCCGCAGGATTGCCTCGGTCATCGGCTGGCCGGACGGTAGGGCGATCAGGTAGAAACTGCTGATCTTGCGCGGGCGTGCGCGAATCCTTTCCACGGCATTGCCCAATTCGGTCGGCATGCCTTCCTCATCCACCAGCAGGATGCGCAGCTTTTTGCCGGTTTTCCCCTGGCGCGTTTCAAGCGCGGCCGCATCCTTCGGCGGCATGGCAAAGCGGCGCACATCCGCCGGCCGCTGCCCGGTCAGGTAGGCGATGTCCATCGCATCCTGCAGTTCCTGGCTGGCGACCGCATAGACGGCCTTCCAGACCTCGTCATCGGCGTAGAAGTCCCGAGGCGTCTCCTTGTTCTTGCGGACGCCCCTGCAGGGATTTTCCTTGGCTGTGTAGCCCCATTCCCTGGCCATGTTGAAGATGTGGGAGAGCAGGGCAAGCTCGCGGTTTGCGCGCGTCTTGGCGCTGCGCTTGTCGCGGTACTGGGCGATATGCTGCGGGGTGATGGCGTCGATCGGCGCCTTGTCGAAGCCAGCGCGTAGCTGCTTCAGTTCCTTCTCGTTGTCCTTCTGCGTCCTGGGCGCCTTGGTCGGCACGATGTCGCGCTCGTACCGGTCGAAAACGTGCTTCATCAGGCCGGTGTCGGCGGGCGCTGGCTTGCATTCCAGTTCCGCCCATTTCCGTTTGGCCTCCTGCAGGTCCGTCCCGAGTGGGATTTCCTTGCGCTTGCCGTTCTCGTCCCGGCCGTTATAGTAAAAGCCCTCCCATACCTCACCGTTCTTGAGGATCTTGGTCCGCCGGAGCATGCGCGGCGGGAGGTCTTTGGCTGTCGATTTTGGGCGCACAGGCATAATTATTGCACTTTCGAGAAATCGGGCACCCAGCCGCCGGAAGTTGTGAGCGTCGGCGGGTTGATGCCGGCCAGCTTCAGGCGAGCGTACAGACGGCCGACAATCGGCTCGCCGGCCTTGTTCGTGTGGTACTGCCAGCCGTTCAATTCCAGCCAGTGGATCTGGTCTGCCTTGCGATGGCAGCCGGTGATGCCGGCAATCTCATCCTGGCTGAGAATCTCGGAATCGATCGGCATGTCGAAGATGGCGCTCATCTCACTTCCCTCCGTCCTGCCCGGCTGCGGGCGGCTCCCACAACAAAGCGCCGCGACACGCATCAACGATTGCATCATCAAGCGACTTATCGCTAGAGTCTCGCCACCAGCCGTCATACACGTAGCAGCCCCGCTGATCACGCACCGCGATATACCAATCTTGCCAGTTGTCGTCTCGCTGAATGCGGATTTCGTGGCCCTTGTACATGCCTTCGAAACGGTTTTCTTCGCGCTCCAGTTCTGTGACTCGCGGTCGTTGGCTCATTGCTCTTTACCTCCGTCCTGCTCGGCTGCCTCGTTAGCCTGGCGAAGCAGGTCTTTGCAGACCTTGGCGAACTGGTCGATTTCGTCCTCGGTGCACAAGAAGAACTCGTGCCCGGTTTCGCCTTCCTGCGGATCGCCGTTCTGCCCGCAAATGACTAGATACGGGCCAGCCGCTTCGTCGTCCACGCGGATGATGACGCGATGCTCGCCATAGATCGGGTTTCCGCCGTTCATCGCAATGGATATTTCGGTGGTCATGATCTTCACTCTTTACCTCCGTCCTGCTGTGCTGTGGGGCGGGTGGCGATCCCGTCTTGAAATTCGCCGCAAACGTGATCGCGAGGTGTCATAACATGGCCAGCTCCAAGCGGAAGGCTTGAATACGACACGCCGAGCATTGCAAACCGAGCGACGCCGGAAGTCGGTGCAGTGCGGGTGCATTCCCCAGCCACCGAGTTATACCAGCGCCACCAATCGCAGCCAGCGCAGCAAGGCCCATGTTGTTTATAGAAGTCGTCAACGACCGCCTGAATGCGCTCAGTTCGTCCCATCACACCCCTCCCTCTTCAGGCTCCGGCTTCATCACTTTTATGGTGGGAATCGGCATCCAATGCGTCGGCTTGTTTTCGACCGAGAATCCCGCCGTCCACCAAGTATTGCTGTACGCGACTTGCGGGAACCGGCTTGGCGTCAGCAGCAAGATCAGTTCGCGGCCAGTCGTCGGCGCAGTCTCAATCGGCTGCCACTGCGGCTTTTGCGCCTCCGCAAGCTGCCGTTCGAGGGATTCGATGCGGTCGGCGGCAGCAGCAATGTCCTCGATCTTCAGACCCGCAGTCCAGCGGTTGCCGTCCACGTATGCGCGCAGCCGTTGTACCAAGTCTCTCATTGCCGCTCCTTCGCTCGATTGTAGTCGTCTCGGGTAATCAGTTCGATTCGCTCTGCCTTTTGGCGCAGCATCTCTATTTGACGATCAATTGTGCTGATGGCGCGTTGCTTGCCGTCTTCGAATGCCTTATCAAGATCGGTTTCTTTCGACGCGACGAAATACGGATGGAGAAATTCAAGGTCATCAATCATGCTCACGATTGCTGCTCCTTCGCCATTGCTGCGTCATGTTTCGCCCGAAGTTTCGCCTTGTGCGCTGTCTCATCAAGGTCCGGCAGATAGTGCTTTGTGGCGCGATAGTCGCACTCCAGCACGAATGCATACCTCTCCGCGTCTTTCCCCGCAGCGGCTCGTCCGGCGAGGTAGCCGTCGGATATGAACTCGGAGAGCCATACGGCCAGCGCACCAGAAAGGACGATTTTTTGATCTTCGGTGAGGGGCTTGGAAACACTGGCAATAGTCTTCGCCACGCTTTCCGCAATTTCCGCATAGTTATCGGTGGTCATGATTGGTCCTTTCCGTACTTGTCGCAAACCATCCGCGTTCCAGTCTGCTGCACGTAGATGTACTGCGGCGCGTTGTTCACCATCCCGACAAAGATCGGCGCGAGGTACTGATACTGCTCATCGTGGCCCGATAGGCACGGCCTGTTGTCGCAGCCGCACAGCATGACGATGAAGAGTAAAGGCATCGCTTTCACTTTCCCGCCTCCTTCTGCGCAAGGGCGCGGATGGCTGCAGCGCATGCGCGAGCCTCATCGCGCTTCTTGACGCGGAAATTGTTGAATACACCGTTATCGTGATCATCTGCTCGTGCATCACATGCCGCCGCGCACTTCAGCATCGCCGCCCTCCGCACGTCAGCAGGGCGGGAGACATACAGCTTCGTGCCATACGGCAGCTTCTGGATGTCCGCTAGAACCTTGATCTCACGCTCGCCGAAGGCTTCGGGATCGCCGTATGCCGACACGATTTCAGCGATAGGCGTCGCATCCACCGCAGGCTGGGAGAGGGCATCTATCGCGGCTTGATACTTGTCCCATGTCGCGAGATCGCAGCCGGGGCAGTTTTCACGATCCGCCGAAATGTGATTGCGCGCATGTTCCAGCGCTTCCAGCGCTACGCGGATCGGGTCTTTAGTGGTCATGGGCGTTGTCCCTTCCCGTCCAAATCCATGCGCGGAAAAGGCGCAAGTGTTGGATGAAATCCCGCTTCATGCGGCGTCTGCAAATACGTCTTTGATGCGCGTTCATTCTTTCTCCTTGTTGGCGAGGGCGGCGCTTAGCCGACAGGGTTATATCCGGGCGGCTTCGGCGCGCCATCGGCAGGGTTCGGGCGCTTGCGCTCTTTGGGCCGGGCACCAACGGAAGCGCTCGGGCCGCAGTTCATCACGCACCCATAGGTCGGGTCACATTCCTCGCACGGCACGCCATTGCGATGCGCGGGGAGGTGTGGTTTTGCCACTTCCTTCGCTGGCAACTTGTGACCGCCGAGAACGCGCATGCCCTCGAAAAATCCTTCAGCAGCACCGAAGCGCCCGCTGACCAGTATCTTGACGACAATCGCAGTGCTGTCCTGACTCGGACCAGGTATAGAAAAGTCCTCTGAGGTTTCCATCCAGCGCTTCACTTTGGATGCGAAATCAGACACCGCCCGCACTGCGTCGGAATGCGACATTTCTGATGTCTTCCGCACCCCATCCTTCGCCGACTGCGCTCCCTCAACCTGCGGCGAACAAGTGTGTATATGACCTTCAGCGGTGGGCTTGGCGCAGTCGGGGCAGTGGGATGCCCAATACGCTGTCTTCGCGTTGCTGATGTCGTACTTGTCAGGCTCGGGAGAGGATGGGGCGGCTACAAGCGAGCGCAATTGATCGGCGCGGATAACAACGACCATTGCCCTACCCATTGATTCCAGATGGTCCTCGCCATCGCCTTGCCAGAACCACACGTCGCGGTCCTGATGCTGCGCACGGGTTCGCAACTGCTCCATAAAATGCTCGACTTCGCCTCGCTTTGCCTTCGCTTCTTCTTGCCATGCATCGCGCTCTTTTATGAGTTGTGCGACGTATTGCGGATGCGCCTGCTTTGCCGGTACCGGCGCTGGCTGCGCAATCTCATCGACATACGGAACGTGCGGACAGTCGTTCTCGGGTAGGTCGCGTAGTGCTGGCTGCGCGGGTTGGGGTGCGGCAGCGACCATGGCCTTATAGACCGGAATTGCGTGGTATGGCCCCGGAAGCCCCGGTTGGTGCGGAGCGTGATAGCCAGCCTGCTTCATCGCCTCTGTTGGTTCTACCGGCACCAGCTTCCATCCCTCTACCGCCTCCTGCGTCTTGGTGACGGCAAGGGCGGCGAGAGCGTCCTCAATGTGCTTGTTCCATACCATTGCCTTTGCTGGCATGTCCTTGGGGAAGCCGCATACGTCGTAATCAACGATTTGGCACTTGTGCGCCAAAATCTTCAACTCACGACCAGGCCACTGACGTATAGTTGGTACGCGCTTACAAAACGGGCACGGCAAGAGTTCCGGCAGTTCCGGGGTGGTGGTCATGGTTTCCTCCAACATTTAGGTATTTCCGAATAGTTCAACTTGTAAGGATTACTTAAGAGTTCACTTGTCAAGTGATCCTTGACAGCTCAAATCTTGTAATTGTGGAAGCCATGCGGCTTGGCGACTTCTTCGCCCAGCGTGGTTTCAAGGTCAGCTTCCTTGATCGCTCGCCATGCATCCTTATGCAGGCGGCGCAGGTGCATTGCCGCATAGTGAATGTCCGCGCTCAGCTTCTGCATCTGCTTCGGAGACTTTCCCGGCTCGGCAGCCCGATCACGAACTCGCTGATACGATTTCTGCTCCGCGATCAGCAGCTTGAGCGCCTTTGCCGCCGCTTCCAGCTTTTCGATGTCCATGCTTATTCCTGGAATTTTTCGCAGCCGTCAGCTACGTAGTCATTGGTGCAGGGTGGCTGTTGTGGGTAGCTCACGCTCAATTTGCTCGCACCACCGTCAGTAATGCCGGAGTCGGAAAGCAGTGTTGATGGTTGAGAGGCGGCGAAATATGCGACGAGTGCGCGATACGCGTCTTCCATCGGGCCGGTTAGGTCATGGCAAGGCGACCGCTCATAGGCCAGTGTCATAGCTTCGATCAGCTTTTCAGGCGGATCTTGCGGCACTACAGGCGCAGCGGATGCTGGATGGCGGTAGAGCGGGACCGTGTAACGCTCGGCAGTCCGTGCAGCTACCGAGAATTCGCCGCCAAGCCCCTTGCTCTCCAGCAGGCGCTCTTTCGTTTCCTTGTGGATGATGTTCGAGCCGGATTCGTTCATCCACGCGCACGGCTCCGCTTCTACTGCTGGCAGGGAGGGCGCTGCGGCGGTGGCAACAGACTGCCCATCCGTCAAACCATCAAGCGCGCCGCGCATTTTTGCCTGCACTCGGTTGGCAAGCGCCTGTCCAGCTTCATGGCCCTCAAGTGATGCGCGGCCAAATAGGTAATGTAGGTCGCAACCGACCTCCTGCAGCGCCAGCAGCGCGTCTTCCTTCTTCCCTTCCTGCGCTGCGGCATTTCTGCGCTGATCGATCAGGTCGATCACACTTTCGCGCCGAATCACCTCATGGCCATCAGCATCGCCCACGACGCGGATACCACAAATAGCGCGCCGCAATTCTTCAAGATCCGGCTGCGCTGCGGCTGCTGGAGAGCGTACCTTTTGCTCGATTGCGCTCTCTGCCTGCGCTTTCATGCGGTCGAGCGCTTCAATCGTTTGCTTCCAGTTGTCAGCGTAACTGTGATAACGATCTTCTCGATAGCGGCGCTCTTTGGCTTCGCATGCCTCGCGGAGGTCATCGTAATTCGCAATCAGGCTTTGCAAGCACTCTTCGGCTTCGCTCAACATCGCTGTGGTGGTGTTTGTGGTGGTCATGGCGGTCCTTATGCGGCGTTATTCAAATCGGCTGGCAAGTTCAAGGAATGCTGCTGCAGCCACGATTGGAACTTGTCCATTTCCAATGGCTTTAAGTCGGTCCAATCGGTTATCCATCCCATCAACTGTTCCGTCCAGCGTGGGTTCAGCTTCAATTTCCCAACCTCGGTGCCACGGAATGGATTTGACGATCCGCCCAACTCGTCCAGCCTGCCCCCCCAATGCGTGTTTCCGGCCATAGGAGTTGGCACCATTTTTCGTTGCAGAAATTCCGTGAGCCTTACGCCTCGTTTGCTCGACATTTGGCGCTTCTGAACCAACTCCAATGACATGGACTCGCTCTTGTAGTCTGTTGCCGTAGGAGTGGGCACAAATCCAGATCCTTTCGCGCTGATGATCGGCACCGAGGTCTGACGCAGATATGACGCCCCATTCCGCATCGAACCCCATCTCGGCCAGGTCTCCGAGAACACGTCCAAGCCCTCTAGAAGTGAGGACTGGGGAGTTCTCCACGAAGACGTATTCCGGTCGTACCTCGCGAACGATGCGCCGCATTTCAGACCATAGTCCGCTTCGCTGGCCTTCGATTCCGGCACCCTTTCCAGCGCAACTGATGTCCTGACACGGAAAGCCGCCAGATACGACATCAACAATTCCTCTCCAGGGCCCGCCGTCAAAAGTTTTAACGTCAGACCAAATTGGGAAAGGTCGGAGGATTCCATCGTTCTGTCGTTGCGCCAGAACTTGTGCGGCGTAGGCATCACGTTCAACTGCGCAGACGGTTCGCCAGCCAAGGAGGTGCCCGCCGAGTATTCCTCCACCAGCGCCTGCGAAAAGAGCCAACTCATTCATCCCTCCAGCCTCTCAAAATCCGTGCAACTTCATACTGGCTCAAAAGCTTCCCGTCGCCTTGCTCGAACCTCCGCGCCGCATCTTCCAATGCCGCAGATCGCAGGCGCTTCAGGAATAGGTGGAGGACGGTGGGCATGTCAAACCTTCTTGAACATCCAAGGCTCGACCTTGAAGGTTGGCACAACCTCGCCATCAACAAACGGTTCAAGGATGATTGATTCATTGGATTCCGTTGCACCTTCGAAGAACAGGACGACAGTGTTGCGAGCGAAGAAGATGGAATGCACTTCATCGGCTTGCATTGCATAGCATTGCCCCGCGTGATAAACGGTATCCTCATATCCCCAGCGGTCAACGCTTCTGCCGTTTTTGGTGTACTTGCCGAATTCGCCCTTGTACGCCAATGTCGTAGTGAGAAACCAGTCGAAGCTGACATCCTCGCGAGCGTGCTGCGTCCAGATTCGATTGCGGACGCTGCCGCGCAACACCCAGCATTGAAAGCCAAACCTGTGGCTGTGCGGGGTAATCGACTCTTGATGATCGCGCTCGCACTGGAACAGGCGCATCGTGCCGTGTGCTGACGGATTGCCGATAAGACTGCTCGTTAGCCCCGGAACCACGTAGTTACGCACTGGGGAGTGCGCCATTTTCAGCAACGCATCAATATCGAATCCCTCTGCGTTCATCTTCAATCTCCCTTCAGTTATTCAACCCTCTTCCACCACCACCATACCCAGCAAAGTTAGGGATGGAGTTACGCCGCCTTCTGCTCGCCGAACAGCTCGTGCACGCTGGTGGGCTCGGGCGGGGTGATGGTGATTTCCACCTCGCGCTGAATGAACTCGCAGAGCCGGCCGACGTCTTCGGTTTCCGGGTGCGCGATCACGCGGAAGATCACGGCAACGGTGCCGCCTTCCTGGGGAATGAACTTGAACTTGTCGAGCTTGACCTCGGCCAGCTTGATGTCGCTCTTGCCGCCGAGCCCATAGTCGACGGTGACGGTGTAGCCGGTGTATTCCTGCTCCCACTTGATGGTGCCCATCTTCGGGAAGCGCAGCGCGGTCAGTGCATCGCCTTCGACTTGGTCGACAAGGTCCGGCGTCTCGTTCTTCTTGTAGAGCATCGAGCGCAATTCGGAATGGAACGGGGTCAGCACATCGTTGCCGCTCTTTGCCTCGAACATGATGTCGAATGCCGGCTTGCGATCTTCGCCATGTATCTCGGCGCGTGCGTTGATGGACGTGAGTTTTACCTTGGCTTTGGTCAGCTCGAACATGGTTTCTCCTGTTTGCGGTTGAATTACTGCGCTACTTCGTTGAAATCGGGGTCTTGCTGTCCTGCGCGAATTTCGTCCATGCGTGCTTCATGGCGCGCGCGGTGGGCCGCATGCTCTTCCTCGGTCCACATGCGGTAGCGAGCAGTGCCAATCTTCGGATGCGTCAGTTCGGCAATCGTGCCAAGCATCTCGTCCCAGCAAAGCTCCGGACAGAAGCGATCGCCTTCGCGGACTGTGTAGCTGCCGCTGGTGCCGTCGCCAATTTCAATCGTGATGGTTCGCATGCGCGCTCCTGTTAGAAATGGTGCTGCTGGCAATACTGGGAATAGGGACGGCGGATGAATTCGTGAAACCGTTTCTGCGCTTCGGGGTTGCGGTCAATCTCGCCGCGGCTCTTGACCTCGCAGATGGCGCGCACCGATGTGATGGCCGTAGCTTCGTCCGGAACGCGCAGGAAGCGCTGGAAAGCGGCCTCCTTGCACCTCAAGGCGAGCCAAGCGGAAAGGCGTTGGATGGGCATTACGCGGCCTCCTTCATGCGAAACAGCGCCTCGAATTCCTGCACGCGCCGGTCAAAGGCAAGCAGCTGCTCTACCATCTCATCGATGAACTTGTCGTCGCGGTGGATGCGCTTCACGAACAGGTCTTTGCCGACTGCGGCGAGATCCGGTACATACATGATGAAGTCGCACCAGTTGCGCCCGGTGATCCACATGCCGCCCTGCATCTGGTGGATGTATTCCGACACGTCGCCGGTCTTCCACATGGTCGCGATCTTGATGCTGTCGATCGGGCACTTGATCTCGATCAGGCCGTCTTCCGGCATGCCGTCGGTGCTGTAGCCGAACTTGCGGTCATCAGTCAGCAGCACGCCGGTTTCTTCCACCAGGAAGCCGGTACGTGCCTCGTAGGCGATGCGTGCGCGGTCTTCCAGTTCATGGCCGCGATCTAGCAGCCACGATTTCGGCGGCTCGCCGTAGGGAATTTCGCTGATACGCTCGATGGCGATGTCGGCGGCGTAGCGGTCGGAAACGCCGGACCAGTCGCCGGCCTTCTTGTCGCCCGATGCTCTGGTCAGCTTCGAAATAGCGTCAGCGAAGCGGGAAGCGGTAATGGCGCCGGCACGCGCTTGAAGCCATTCCGCGGTGCCTTGACGGCATTCGATCAGGATCATGGTCGCCTCACTGTGGAATGTAGTCATCGTCAGCCGGCTGCGCGCCGGCGGCATCCATCTGGCGCACGAACTCATCGTCGACCGGTGCAGGGGCGGCGCTTGCCACCGGCATATCGATCGTCCGCGCATCCTCGACCTGCTCGCGCAGCTTCGCCCGGTGATTGCTGATGGCTTCCTTCAGCTTGCGATGGTCCGCCGGCTGCTTGGCAAGGCGGCCGTTGTTCGCCTTCCAGTAGGCGAGGGCGTCGGCATCGGTCCTGGTCGCCAGCGCTTCGGCGATCATGGGCGCAACGTCGATCCAATCCGGCGGCGTGTCCGGCGCCAAGCCTTCACCGTTTTCATCGTTGAGTTGGCGCACAGCTTCGTCGATGCGATCGGTCTTCGGCCACATTTTGTAGGCGCGCTTGATGACCGTTTTCTTGATCATCTCGCCTTCATCGGTCTTCCAAGGGCCGTTGCCGCGCTTGTATGCCTCGGAACGGTTGCGGATGCCGTATATCTCGTCAATCGACATCGTGGTGGTTAGATGGTCACCGTTATGCATCTTTGCGACGACGTATGCACCGATGATCTCGCCACGTTCCTTGCCGAATGGATTAAAGGTGTGCACTGGCGGCTTGTCTAGACCTTCCAGATGGAAGCCATCGTTCTCGCGCACAATCTCTGCCTGCGCCCAAAGGATCGAGCCAGACGCGATTGCGATGTCGATCAGGCCGATATAGCTGATGTCGAGGCAAATCTTGCCGCCGCGCGGCACAAGGTATGCCTGCTTGCGCGCCGGGTTCAGGCTGATGCCGATCGCCGCGATGTTCTTAACCGCGTTCATGACCGACTGCTTGTCGCCCATGGCAACCTTCAGGGCGAAGTCATTGTTCTGCAGCACCTGGATGGCGAAACCGGCTTCCCGCTCGAAGCTGATAGAACGATCAACCAGCACGCGGGAAAAGTCGTCTCGCGCTTCCTGAATGGCTCCGGTGACGATTGCAAGGGCGTTGCTCATGTATTGCTCCAAAGTGAAAGATCAAAACCCACGATTCCAGACCTCCCGCGCCCGCTTCAGCGCGGCAACGCGGGTCATGCCGCAGCGGCGATAGAGGCGGTACAGGCCGAGAAAAGCGCGCACGTCAGCCCCGTTCGAGTTCGGCGCGGCGCGCGGCAAGGTGAACCTGCTTCATGTGCTCGGCGCGCTCGTCGGCCATGTTCTGCACACGCTGCGCACGGATCACCTGCACGGTGCGGTCGGACCACATCAGCCGGCGGTCGATCCACCACAGTTGCAGCGGACGGAGAACGGGGCGGAAAAGGTCAGCGGTCGTTACCATGCGCTGCTCCAAGGTAGAGTTCGAAGCCGCAGCCGGCGATCAGCACAGCAGGGACCAAGGCGAGGAGGAGGGCAACCATGCTCACACCCCAAAAGCAGCCAGGAACAGGCGAATCGCCGAGTCCGGCCAGAACATCAGCCACACAGCCGCCGATGCAATCGCGCCAAGCACGATCGCTTCTTCGATGCTGAACCAGCCGTCAGTTGCGTAGTAGTGTTTTGGGTTCGTTCCC